CGAGAAATTAAGGAAATCACTAATCGCAACAATGTAGGGCTATGAGGAATACTGTTATTTTCTACAATGAGTGGTACGAGACCATTAAGGAGCTTTCCGACGAGGAGCGATTGAAGGTCTACGACGCTATCATGCAGTTCGCCTTTGAGGAAGTCGAGCCGACGGACAGGTTCGTGAAAGCGGCAACGGCTCTCATCTTCAAGGGTATCAAGCGCACTTGGGCTCAGTACGACGAGAAGTGCGAGCGCAACCGTCAGAACGTGATGGCTCGCTGGCGCAAACGTATTGAGGCTGCGGACGCTACCACCGCAAACGACTCTATACGGTCGAATACGACGGCTACCAATAATGATAGTAACTATGACAATGAGAATGATAATGATAGTGAGCCTACTATCGTAGGCGACAAAGAGAAAGAAAAAACCTCTAACGAGGTAAAAAAGAAAGTCGCCTCTACTCAGGTCAGGCGGTTCGTCAAGCCCACACCCTCCGAGGTTCAGGCATACTGCGACGAGCGAGGCAACGGCATCAGCGGAGAGGCTTTCTGTAACTTCTACGAGAGCAAGGGCTGGCTGATAGGCAAGTCACCTATGAAGGACTGGAAGGCCGCTGTCAGGACGTGGGAGGCCAAGGACGGACGCTCTAAGCCTAAGAACGCCAAGGGTCAGCAGCTGGGAGCTGGAGAGTGGATAGAGAACGGTGTGCGCTACTACGGTAGCGGCCCCCAAGTACCAATGAGCGCACCACCGCGTCCGAGCGAGAGTAGCTACTGGAGTGGTGAGAGCAATAGCTGGGTAAGTGGCGTATGAAGGACTACAGCGACTACGGGATAGCCATCCCGACGGGAAAGCGGAAGGGCAAAATCAAGGTATTCTGCCCAAACTGCCGCCAGCAGCGTCACGATAAGCGCGACAAGAGCCTGTCAGTAGACCTCGACAAGGGCGTGTGGAACTGCCACTATTGCGGATGGGCTGGCCACCTCGAACATACTGAGGAGGAGAAGAAGCAGTGGATGCAGCAGCAGTCATGGTATAACCCTGCTCAGGTGCGCAGGGAGAAGCCCGTCTATAAGAAGCCGAAGCCAAGGCAGACCGCTCCAATGTCTGCCAAGGCTCTTGCTTGGTTCCAAGGCCGAGGTATCAGTCAGGCTACCCTACAGGCTATGAAGGTCACGGAGGGTATGGAGTATATGCCTCAGAATGACGCTCAGTCGAACACGGTGCAGTTCAACTACTACAAGGACGGTGAGCTGATAAATACCAAGTTCCGTACTGGCGACAAGAAGTTCAAAATGGTATCAGGAGCCGAGCTGCTGCCCTACAACATTGACGGTATCAAGGGAACCAAGGAGTGCATCATCACCGAGGGCGAAATGGACGCTCTCAGCTTCTACGAATGCGGTAGGCACGACGTTGTGTCAGTACCTAACGGAGCCAACGCCAATCTGTCCTACCTTGATGACTACATAGAGGACTACTTCGAGGATAAAGAGACTATCTTCATAGCCTCCGACACCGACACCAAGGGAGTAGGCTTGCGCGACGAGCTTCTGCGACGCTTCGGAGCTGAACGCTGTCGGGTACTGGAGTACGGGGAAGGCTGCAAGGACGCTAACGAGCACCTGATGAAGTACGGGCGTGAGAGCCTCCTTCAATGCCTTGCCAACGCTCCTGAGATAAAGCTGGAGGGAGTGTTCACGGTGACGGACTTCGAGACCTCACTTGACGCTATCTTCGAGAACGGCTTGCAGAAAGGCGTTACGGTAGGGCATGAGAACTTCGACCGCCTGATCTCCTTCGAGACGAAACGCCTGTGCATCGTGACGGGTATTCCAGGCTCAGGAAAGTCGGAGTTCATTGACGAGATCACCGAGCGGCTGAATATACGCTATGGCTGGAGGTGGGCTTACTTTAGCCCTGAGAACGCTCCGCTGGCCTATCACGCCTCCAAGCTCATTGAGAAGTTCACGGGCAAGCACTTTAGCCAAAAGTGGCTTACTCAGCCTGAGTACCTTCAAGTCAAGCAGCACCTCGAAAACAACTTCTTCTTCATCAGCCCTGCAGCAGACTACAAGGTAGACTCCATACTGGAGCGAGCCAAGTTCCTCGTCAGGCGCAAGGGTATCAAGGGGCTGGTCATAGACCCCTACAACCGATTGGAGAACGAGGCGGGCAACCGCTCAGAGACCCAGTACATCAGCGGCTTGCTCGACAAGCTGACGAACTTCGCACAGCAGAACGATATACTGGTAGTCCTGATGGCTCACCCCACGAAGATGAGCAAGAACAAGGACGGCCAGATAGAGGCTCCTACGCTCTACGACATCAGCGGCTCTGCCAACTTCTACAACAAGGCCGACTTCGGCTTGGTCGTTCACCGCGACCGTATCAATAACACCGTCGAGGTGAGGGTGCAGAAGGTCAAGTTCCGACACCTCGGAGAAGTGGGTACTGCCTACTTCAAGTACAACCTGAACAACGGACGCTACACCCCGTTCTACAACGGTCAGGGCGACCCCGTTTGGGACAACGAGAATCACCTTGCAGCAGAGCTACGGCGCAGGCAGGAGGAGGCCTACGAGGTCGCAGAGCTTGACTTCGACGCTTTTATGCCTAACGGCGAGGAATGCCCGTTCTAACAGCGAAAACCCTATTTATCCACCAAATAAAAAACTATCAATTATGGCACAACAACAAATTCGAGACGAAGTAACAAGGCGCGTGGGCTTCATGCGCAAGTATTCACCGCTGGTACTCTCCAGCCTGATCACCTCCGAGCGTTTCGGCGTAGGCTATTCTGCACGGGAGCTGGTTCCTGAGGCAATCAAGGTGACGGAGGAACTTTGCCGTCAGCTGGAGGACTGGGAAACAAAGAAGCTAAATGAGAAGGAGGGCAGGAAATGATTACCTACTACCTGACCCTGTCGCAGGTGTTCCCCTCGACCCATTCACGGGCTGGGGAACCTACCAACTTCGAGGTGGCTTTCAAGGCTGGTCAAGTGTTCAACAGAGGCTCAGAGTGTCTATACAGGAACCCGAAGCTGCACACCATCCGAGCAAACTATGACTTTTGGGCTAAACGCTTCGAGAAGATAGCTGCTGGCGAGGCTGTGCTGTCTATCAGGCAGTGGGTAGGAAAGCCCTACGGGAAAGGCTCTACGCAGCGCGAGATAGCCCGTCTGACACGCGAGGACGGTATAGGCTTGCAGCAGCTCAGGTTCACCGTTGACATGGACTGCCAGCGGGTAGCTCTCATCAACGGCATCACGCTCCCCTCTCTGCGGGTGCTGGCAAACAACGACGGCCTCTCGCTGGAGGACTGGAATGACTGGTTCAGTGGCTACGACGGCTCTAAGCATATGGCGATTATTCACTTCACTAATTACAGATATTGACTATGATAGGACTTGTGAAAAAGTGTAGAAACCTAAAGACTGACAGGTACGGACACGACTACTGCGCCAGCAGCCACATCTGCTACCGCACCGTCTGCGAGAGTAACATTTTCGTTACCGTCCTGCACCTTGGGGCTTACATCTACACTATCAAAGACGAGCATAACGAAGGAAAGTAACTATGGCAGCAAAACAGATAATTACCAAGGCTGATGAGGTCAGAGGGCTACTTGAAGCCCTGAGTAACAACCTCGACAAACAGGGCTTCTTCCTGCGCTCCGTTCACTTCGAGCGTGACGAGGAAACGCAGGAGCTAAAGAACGTCCGTATGTCCTACGCTGAGAAGGGAGGTGAGTAATGTCTATCTACATCAACGAGGAAATGAACCCCTCTTGGGGTGAGGAGGAGGTTACTGGCCAGCAGCGGCCTGTTATCGGAGCCTACGAAAACGGCTTCAAGGATAAGGTCATTGAGGAGGCTATCAAGGCTCAGAACAGAGGCGTGAAGCGGCTCACTGGCAGGGAGCGTTTCGTCGCCCTGTGCAAGAAGCTCGGACTGCACCCCTCGACTATCAAGAACGTATAACCAAAAACAGTAAAAGCTATGATTATGACAGAGCAAGAAGTACAGAAGCTCGAGCACCAGCTGGAAGTGCTGGTTGAGGTACGGAAGGAATACCGTTTCCGCACTATCGAGAACATCATCAACAACATCAGCTCACGGCTGACAACTCACGATGTCAACAAGAAGTATGATCTGAAACTTGACGAGGGAGGAGGTAGCGAATGACACCCAAGGAGTTCTACGACAAGGTGAAGGCCATGAGGGAGGCGCAACGCAATTATTTCAGGTGCCGCACTCAGGCTAACCTCGAAGCCAGCAAGGCTATTGAGCGTGAGATTGACAAGGAGATAGAGCGCGTCGAAGGACGGCTCCAGCCCGACCTATTCAACAACCAGTAAAAAGCTACTGAGTATGAAAGCAATGCAGCAAGAGGGGCTTTTTGACAACGACCCCGCAATGAAATGCCGAGACTCCAAGGGACGTTTCGCCACTCCTGAGAGAGCCTACGCTGACAAGGCGATAGAGGAAAACAAGTTCCTGCGCATGGAGCGGGAGAAGTACCTGCGAGCTTACCTTTCAGCCGCCAGCATGTCAAGCTACTGGCACCGCAAGTTCCTTGAGCTGCAGGAGAAAGTGAAATCAATTTTGTAACCAAATTTTTCAATCATTATGGCAAAGAAAAAGACAGAAGAAAAGAAGGCTTGGAAGCGGCCTTGTGACATCCACATCACGCGAACCGCCAACCCCAAGACCATGTTGTACAAGTACCTCGCTGAGGACGTGAAGAAGTCGTGGACTGAGGACTTCATCGACGAGGACACCAAAGAGACGGTCAGCATTGAACGCTTTGAGAAGCTCTTTGAGCGTGGCACCTACCTCGACAAGGAAACCGTCAGCAAGGTAATGTTCAGTATTCAGGCCGAGGAGATCAAGGAGGTGCTGGTCACGGACACCCGCTACGATGCGGAGCGTTTCATCGGCAACGGCTTCTTCCCTTGGGAGGTGAGCGTGTCCGCTGGTATCAGCAACAAGTACCTGTACCTTACCCGTGCGCAGAGCGTAGAGCAGGCTATCACTATTGCCTCTGAATACGCTGGTATGTACCTCGGACTGAGTGGTTGGTTCACCGTGAAGCAGGTCAAATACTGCGACTACCACATCA